CGTATAGTAAAAATCTGACAATAGGAGATATTTTATAAACTTTGATTTGGCCGGATAAATGAAACGATTCTTTAAAAACATTTTAAATTTACTTCCTGATAAAAGTGATTTCTTTTTGTTATCTGGAATCGGTTCTATATTCTGGGGTATTTATCAGATTCACATTCCAATCTCCTTTATCGTTACCGGTATTCTTTTATCTTGTATCGGTCTTATCAACGCTATCCCATCAAAGAAGGTGCTTAATTAATGGCACTTCTTTCTCCTATATTTGAGCGTAGAAGTTCTACCTACAATTTATCTTCTGGTGATCCAGAACTAGTTTCTATTTTCGGTGGAAAGGTTTCAAACTCTGCTCAAAATGTTAATCCTAATACTGCATTAGCTGTTTCAACTGTTTACGCTTGTGTTAACCGCAAAGCTAAAACAATTGGAATGTTGCCGTTAAATGTAATACGTTCGATTGATGGTAATAATGAAATAGCTATTAATCATCGTTGCCAACGTTTGTTGAATGCACGTCCTAACCGATGGCAAACGTCTTATGAATGGCGTGTAATGATGGACATTCATAGGCAACTGCGAGGTAACGCATATAGTTTCATTCTTTATCATCCGGGGCGAGGTCTTAATGAACTCATCCCCATGGACCCTGATAGGGTGTTTCCGTACATTATTGATAAAAATGGATCTGTAAATTATATAAATGAAAATTCCCCGCCGCCTGATGTCGGTGATACCCTTTGGTATCAATATATCTCTTCGAACGGTTCGGTAATTGTTTTACGTGATGATGAAGTAATTCATTTGAAAGGAATGTCTACTAACGGTATTGTGGGCAAGCGTCTTATAAGTTTGATGCGGGAATCTGTTGGTTTGGCTTTAGCTACTGAAGAACAAGGCGCACGTTTATTTTCAAACGGTGCTCAAATTGGCAAGGTGTTTACACATCCTGAAACTTTATCCGATGAAACATATAAACGTTTAAAGAATGAATTAAATTCTGCAACCGCAGGTGTGCATAACGCACACAAGACGTTAATACTTGAAGATGGGATGAAGATTGAGAAAACCACGTTAACCATGGTTGAAAGTCAATTTTTAGAAAGCCGCCAGTTTCAAGTTGAAGATATTTGTTCATTTATGGACGTTCCGTTGATTCTTATTAATAGATCTGGTGATAAGAATCAAACATATGCTTCTGCTGAACAGGTTATAAGTATTTTTGTTACCCACATGATGTACCCTGAGTTTGTCAATTGGGAACAATGTTTAAACAAAGATCTTTTGTATGATTCAGAGAAATCGTCTTATTATTTTGATTTTGATTTTGATAAGATGCTTCGTGGTGATACAAAAGCGCGTACTGAATATCTACGGGGAATGTTTGGGATGGGTAGTATGTCACCGGATGATATTTGCCGGTATGAAGGTAGAAACCCGACCGGCACACCTGAAGGTAAGAAATATTATTTGGCTTCCGGTATGTTACCTATCGATATGGCAGGAAAGCAAGTTGTAAATAAACCTGTTAAAGAAGATATAAATAATAAAGAACCGATAGAGGGTGAAAATAAATGAAAGGTTCTCCTGAAGTTATAGCGGCTTTGAATGAGTGTTTAAATGAAATACGACTTTCGTATATTGTTTTTGCAATTTGTAGTGCCAGATGTCTTAAATGTGGATATGAAAATATTGGTTGTTTGTTGAAAAACATTTTTAAAAAAGACCTTGAAACTAATGAAAGGTTGGCAAATCGTATTTTGTATTTGGACGGTTTAATTGTTTTCAAACAACTTGAGTTTGAAGATTGTGAATTTTCTGTTGATGAAATGATGAATCTTTCTATTAATCAAAAAAATAAACTCATCTCTTCTATTATAGAAGGAATTGAACTTTGTAATAAATTTAAAGATTTTGGAAGTAGAATATTATTGGACGATGTATTAGTTGAAGAAGAAAAGCATTTGGCTCATATTGAGGCCAAGATGATTCAATTTAGTGAGCGAGGTAAAGCATGAAACTTGACATTGAACGTAGAACTTATGATGCTGAACTTCGGGTTGATACTGCTGGATATGGTAAGAAGGCTCCGACTATTCGTGGATATGCGGCAAAGTTCAATACCTTGTCGCAGTCAATGCCTATTTATGATGAAGGTCGAATGATCGGTACTTTTCGTGAACAACTTGTTCCTGGTTGTTTTGCTTCTTCTTTAGCAACAAGCGACGTTCGGTGTCTTATCAATCATGACGCAAACCAAATTCTTGGTAGGAATATATCAGGAACATTACGGATGAAAGAAGATGAAACTGGATTGTTTTTTGAAAACGATCCACCTGAAACTTCTTATTCAAAAGATATTCAAGTATCCATGCAACGTGGCGATATTTCCCAATGTTCTTTTGGTTTTAAAGTGGCGTCTGGTGGTGACGAATGCCGTAAAGATCCTGATGTTCCAAATGGGTATATTCGTTCAATTCGCAAAATTGATCAAATGTTCGATGTTTCAGTTGTAACGTATCCGGCGTATCTTGATACAAATTGCGATATCGCCGTAAGAAGCATTATCACAAATATGAAAGTTGAAGAAGAATCTGTTAAAGCTGCTGTTAAAGAGCAAGAAGAAGCCGAGCGTCGGCATAAGGTTTATATCATGCGTAAGCGAATGGAGCTTGCGGGTTTAGGGGTATAAACCAAAACGGTAAATAGTATAGGAGAAGAAGATGGCTAAAGATTTGCGTGAATTGATGGAGAAGAGGACTAAGGCTGTTGCCGACGCTCGTATTCTGGTTGACAAGGCTGAAGAGGAAAAACGTAGCATGTCCTCCGAGGAAGAGCGTCAATGGGATGCTTACATGGAAGATGAAAAACGTTTCGGAAAAGAAATTGAGCGCGAAGTAAAACTTCAGGAAGCCGAGCGTCGCGCCGCTGAAACTGCCGTGAACAACACTGATGGCAAGGATAAACGGACTGTTCAGAGTCCTGATGTTGAATTGCGTAAACAGGCGTTTCGCACTCTTCTTGTCGAAGGCCCTATGGCTATGAGCGCTGAGGAAAAACGTGCTCTGAGTACTCAGAGTGATACCCAGGCCGGTTTCCTGAATGCTCCCCAGGAGTTTGTACAGACTCTTATTGAGCGTGTTCGTGACGATGTATTTATCGAGGGTGAATCAACCAAGTTCACCACCACCAATGCCAACGGTCTGGGCTTCCCGACCCTGGAAACATATCCCGGTCAGATCAAGATGATTTCCGAGATTGGTGAGTCCGAAGAAGAAACCGGTCTGACCTTCGGAAAGCGGGAGTTCAAGCCGCACCTTGCCAAGAAGCTGATCAAGATTTCCGATGCGATGCTTCGTGCTGATGGTATGAATGCTGAAGCGATTGCGATTGATGCAATTGCCTACATGATCGGCATTACCAAGGAATACATGTTCCTGCTCGGTACTGGCAATCAGGAACCTCTTGGGCTGTTCGTCGCGGATGCGAAAGGCATCCCGACAACCAGGGATTTCTCCACTGATATGACCACTACGAATTTTACCCCGGACGCTTTGAAGGGTGTGAAATACAATCTGAAGGGTCAGTACATGAAAACGGCAAAATGGTTGTTCCATCGTGACGGTGTTGCCAAAGTTGCCAAACTGAAAGACGGTGAAGGTCGGTATATCTTTGACACTGCAAATACTGTTGGCGCAATGGATATGTTGCTGAATCGTCCGATGCTCATGAGCGAGTATGTCCCCAATACATTTACCGCTGGTAAATATGTGGGCATGTTCGGTGATTTTTCCAAGTATTGGACCGTCAATTCCATGGCTCTGCGAATCAAACGTTTGATGGAATTGTTTGCCCGTACTTCTCAGGTTGGTATTCAATTTGAAGTCGAGTTTGATGGAATGCCGGTACTTCCTGAAGCATTCTGCCGTATTAAAACCGCTGCTTCTTAATAGCGGATGATTTGAATGTGATCTTGCCCCGGTAAAATGGGGCTTAATCAAAACATATTGAGGAGTAGTTTATGAAGAATTTGTCAAATACTGTGAAAGTCGATCAGGTGCTCGGGTATTTTGCCGCTGCTCAGACGACACGAAAAGGTAGCATTATTGATATGGCCGGATACGAAGGCTGTATGTTCATTTTCGAGTTCGGTACACTGCTTGAAACCGGTACAATTGCCTGTGATATTAACGGTGATGATGTGAACAATACCGCCGGTATGACAAAACTTGCCGGTGGCGCAACTCATACAGTCACGGCCACAACTGCGGCACTTACTCAGTCTGCCATTGTAGTTGATATTTATCAGCCTGAGCCGAGCAAACATCGTTATCTGGAGCCAATGATAACCCTTGGTGTTGCCAATACGCTGATTCTAGGAATTACTGCAATTCGCTATAATGGCAAGCTGAAACCTGAGTTGACAACCGGTTTGCTGGCTTCTTCAATTGCCTATAGCCCGGCTGCTGCATAAGCGATAATTTCAATGATCAAAGGTGGTATTACCCACCTTTGATTTGAGGAGACACAATATGAGTACAAGCGCAAAAGTGTACATGAAGCAAGGGGCCGCTGAGCTGGTTGTTGCTTCTGGTGGAACTTTGCGAATGCAAGGGTTCATGCCGAAAGTTCAAGCGATTCCTGCTGCCAAAACTACAGCAGTTACGTTGACGATTGCCGAATTGCTTACAGGTATCGTTACGGCCACACATACAGCCGGGGCGACTGCTGCCTATACCCTTCCGACCGGTACACTGGTTGATGCCGGTTGTTCTTTGGAAGTGGGAGATTCCTTTGATTGGTCGCTGATCAATCTTTCCGCTGCTGCTGCTGATACCGTGACTGTTACTGCCGGGAGT